ATTACTCTTACCGCTTATACAGGTTAAGAAAGAATTGCTATATTAGCAATTGTATTATTTGCTAATTTATTATATGTAAAATCATTGAGCAAGTAATCAAAAGCCGACCAAGAAGTATCATAATGTTCATAAAGCATTAGATCCTTAACCACATATAGTTAAAGTTAAACTATATTAAACTAACGTTCTCCAATTACAATTGGAGCTAAAGATAGTGAAATAAAAATCGGACTACTGTACGCCATATTTTTATGTACTTTCACTATCGTGGCAATATACCCTAACGCACCTATTATCATATCAATAGCGGGATATTGCACAACTTTTTATATTATAGGATAATATTTTAAAAGTTTTAACAGACTACAACTTCTCAGTATAACTAAGAGACTAGGAGTTTATTCCATCACGGTTACATTTGTGTTGAAAGATTTACTTTTGGACGCATACAAGAAAAATATAGGAATGTTTTCTTGTGATACCGTATTATGTTTAGACGAAAATTTCGATGGAGTATCATTAGCGTATTTGTTTGGGTACATTTTTATCTTATGGAGAATGACCCTAAATCACACATCAAACGCTGGAGTAGTTCTTAATGTGTTAGCTTACATAATAATGACAAAATATTTAGGAATTGAAAAAGCTACATGGTTTATAGTCTCATTTGGAATGACTTCTTTTTATACCATAATATTTATATTCTTAATATCCTTAGCTTTCTGTTATACATTCGTATTTACTAATCCTACAATGAGAGCTACATTTTATTATGTTATGATTAATATATGGTTTTTCTTTTGGGCTGAGATGCTTGTTACGTTGTGGAAGTTGTCAGTTCCATACCCATCTCTTGGATTATATGTGATATATATGTCAGTTGGATTGATGACATACTTTTTTGAATGGGTTAATATATTGTTTTAGATCAATGAATACATTGATGATGCCAATTCTTATATATGGTATAGCCGTGTGTATAGATTTAGCAGAGTCTCGTATAAAGTATTGGATCTAATATATGGATTGTTATTCTGTCCATTCACTTCAGTAATTTGGATTTTTAGAACTATATTTTATAAAATAGTCCAATTATGTTAGGATTCCGTGATCAAGATGATAGGTTATGTATTAACAAAGTCATCAATGATTTATCACGATTACATTAGATCCAGAATTTTTGGAGGGTTAACAATAAAAAATGGAGATCTAGGATCTTTGGCTTTTGTAGGATATAATGTTGGGGGCACTTCACACTGGCATTCATGTCCTGATATGAATTTTTTAGCCGATAATACAAAGACCAAAGCCACTAGAATCTAAATGGATTATTGTACTACTATGGCTCTAGCTCACATATTTAAGTTCGTACCTCAAGAATATTTATACGCTGCTCCAGACGTATATACCTCAGGAGCGGACTTGGAAAGTATCATAAGAAGATACGCTTTATATGGAGCTTAGGTATTTGCATAGTTAAATTAATCTACAATTCCAAATATGAGAGATGTTAAGTATAGTTAAGGATTATGGAAGACTAAAGCTGGAAAACCTTTTGACTTATAAGGTTTCATCGGAGAATGCAACGGAGAAAAGGAACAATTTAAGTGGTAATAATAATTGTAAGTAATAATACCTAATGCTACAATTAATACCCTTAGAGTAGATATCAGAATCAACGAACCGTAGATCTTCGAGAGAGTTATGGCTCATTATGACATTACAGTAACTACTAATCCAAACTGTAAAAAATCAATGATTTTAATGTATGATAGTCATTGTTATGTCAACATGATGGAGATAGATAGATTCCATAAAAGATTTAACCCTTCAATTAACAATAGCAAAGCTGTAGAAAGTCAATAGAAAGAAATTTAAAGAAGAAAATTAGAACTCGAAGAAGATAAAATCGAGTAAAGTGTATTTGACTAAGTACCAAAAGGAGTAGTAGACGCTATTGAATATTTTAAAAAGAAAGGATTAACTCCATATATTTCATTATCTGATTAATATGATGGAAAAACATGTTTATTGGGAACTAGTGGACATATTAGAACTACAGAAGATTAATAAGTTATGGTTTCAGAAGGAAATGATTATGTCGTTTTAGGATCAATATGTGGATTGCCTTTTGACTATAATATCTCCGATGTATAATTTTAATATAGAAAATAAATAGCTTTTAGAGCATAATTAGTAGTGTTTACTACAATTTAATAAAATAATATTTTCAACCACGACTCTCACATTGATACCTATATGACAAAGTATGGATTGGTAGATAAAAGTATATCCAATTAATTAAAAGATATGATTGTAGGAATTCCTGTCAATGAAGTTAATGTAATGTCATAGAAATATAGATATTTGGAGTCTTTTAGTACTTTGAATGGGGAAAAATTATCTTTTGATATGTAGGGTAATACAATTACTAATGATTTAGATGGAGAATACGAATCATTAGTAGATTCTACATTAGAGTATACTGTTTAAAATATTAAATAAGAAAAATTTAAATTGACTAAATTATTGAGCCCTACATAATTGAAATGGTTTATTATGTTAGATAAATATTTTTAAGGTAACTTATCACACAGTTATATTATACCAAAAGCAGACGAAAGTATGAGTGTGTTTGTCAGAAGATGTTTAATCAAACAAGATTCCTTATTAGATATTATTCCTGTATTTTTATACAGTTGGTTATGGTCTTGTTTATTACCAAGTGATGATCAAATATCACAATATATAATAGAAGCATTTTCTAGTTTAAGTTATTAAGTTGAATTAAAAGTCAACATTCTTAAAAATTATATTTAGACATTTGAGGTCAGTAGAAGAGCTTAAATCAGATTCGGAAGAAAACCAAAACCAAATAAATTCTATACTGATACTTAATTAACTACTGAATTCTTCCATAAGACTACAATGAGCTCATATGATATATCTAAATGTAATCCTCATGTTTTAAGAGCCATTAGATTTGTAGATCCTAGGAATAAGAAAAGGACTATTAAGGATTTATCTCCAGAAAATATATACAAGACATATTTGCCTTTTTGTACATGTAGTAAAAATTAACCTAAGAAATCTACAGCAGAAATTTTGAAGAATTTAGGAGGAGAATTAAATTTTTGTTCTTATGCAGTATGTCCATTAAACGCTATCTCTGCTATCATAGAGAGATAGGCTGCATCACTTTTAACATATGATCCAGCAGTTCTCAGAAGATTTTTTGTATATTTTAATAGATCAAGAGTAATTTAAAGTTTTTTAGAAGAAGCCAAAAAACTAGATAAAAGAGAAGTTACATTTGACAAATATATAGATCACGTAAAATCTTCTAATAATATTAAATCTTAAGTATATGTTAAAGGAAGAATGACAGCTATTTGGAGAGGAATTAAAACTGCAATGTAATGCTTTCCTAAAGCTGGTGAATTTTTCATAAAAAATATATACAAGGCAGTCGGAAAAGTTTCTAATAGGGCCAGAAATATTTGTTCCCC